CCCGAACTTACTACTCTAAAGGGCCATAAGCCTATTTAGATCGTAAGGGTCTTGTTCAATGAGACAAGACGGCGGCAACCAATTGCTGGTTGACGCGTAACTCTCACGAGTTACCTTCGCCCGGGTTTTACGCCGGAAGACGACATCTGGAAGGCCGTAGTTCAACGTCTCTGGTATTCCCGCTCGCGCAGGTCTACCAGGAGTTGATTTTGCACCTCTCAGAGCAACACCCATGAGCCAAGGCTCACGTCCCCACCTGGTAATCCGATAAGCATCGGATATAGGTGTTTGGACTAGCTCTCGCCACGACCACGTAGCGTCTTCCTTTCGGAATACGCAATGTGGACTAGACAAGTGCTCGTCACCTAACGAATCGATCCCCGTTTCGACATTCCCCGGAAGGGGTCTGAAGAAGCGGAAATCAATCGGTAGCGACCCAATGATTAGGTCGCGCACCGGAGCGAAGAACTTCACAGTTCGTTCGCTGGCTTGCGTTAGGTTAAGGTACTTGTAGAAGCATTCGACTTTGTCGAACGCAAAATCAAGGGTGAAGGGACGAACGTCCTCGCCGTTGAACCAATCCGTGCCGCAACTCTCCCGGAAAGGACCCTCAAGGAAGGTCTTCTCCACGTTTGCATCAAAACCATAATGCTTTAGCATAGCTAAAACACGAGGTCCGTATGCCTTCCTTACGATTATGTCATCCCCGTAGACACTAAAGTCTACACCGGGCGTGCCACAACCGCATGCGAAGCATATAGCTGCAAACGTAATAGTTTCGACAGGGAAGCAGAACCCATTCCCCATACTACAGAGCATGTTATAGCGCATCTCGGCGCCTTTCCATGAGAGGTAGTGACTGCGCGTCCTCTGAAAGAGGGTAAACCAGTCTGGAGGATACAGATATTTCACCGGAGATATTGCATTGCTATTGCTAGCGCCGCGAAGATCTATAGTTACGTATCCAGCCTGCGAATCATCGAGTGAGCCCTCACGGGCGAGTCTTTGATTCAATGATTGGTCAGTTAGATCCAACCCGACTCTGAGCAATTTCTTGCGCAAAACCAGATCGATACCTTTCTGAACAAAACCATTTAACAGGGGTTCGACTGCGATGGACCGATGGGTCTTAGCAGTTTTCAACACGAAGCCAAGTTTGTTACTGGTCACCACGTCTAATCGCGCGATGTAGCTTTTAAAGGCCGCATCGTAATCGAGGCAGGCTATTCTTTGACCATCATTATAAAGCCTGGAGGACAAAAGTGTCTCCAGATAGTGATGGTTATTTAACAGCCCACCAAAGGCGTGGTGGATGGTACCGGGTGTTACGGTCCACTTCTGCTCTTCGGAAAGTTTCCGAATTACATGGGTGGCATCGCCGTGGACACCTACTGAGGCACCTTGGCCGAAATCGCACTCTCTAAAGACGTCACGATAGCTCGGGGTCGTTCCAATTACGGAACGAATCCAAGCCATCGCGATTTTCCCTTCTTGTCTAAATGCATCCCGCGAGGGATCAATAGCGAGAAGATCGAACTTACGGTTAATCCTAGCGCAACGCCTTTCGGCCTTGAAGAAGGACTCTACCGCAGCTCGTTCCGGATCAAGCTTTACAAGCTTGGAGTTCCAGGGGTACTTTTTGATGAGTAAAGCGAACTGATTCGCGACATAATGCTCAGTCGCGGTCACATACAACTGTGATGACAAATAATCAGCGCAAGCATAAACCTCAGGCCACTTCTTCTGCCGCAAGGCATCAGAGAGTGGTTGGAGAAATTCATGACTGCGTTGGCTATCCAGCAATCGCGCCAAGAATCGAACGTAAAGTCCGAATCCGTTGCGAGACAGTCCCTTCGCCGTTTGACGAAGTTTCTGTAGCTGGCGATGCGCCTTGGAATCCATAACGATTTTCCTCGGTATTGCCCCCCTTCATATGAGATAGGAGAGCGAGAACAACAACGACCACCATAATCATGGCGGCCAGGGTTAAGACGAATGTCTTGGGATCAGGTCCATCAGGTTTCTTTTCATCGGTCATAAGCCGGCGATCAGTAGTTGATGAGCTGACTCTTGACAAACGTCTTGTACGCGGCCGAAGCCAGGTACGCACCCATGTCGTTCAACATGGCATCGATGTCCGCAGATGCAGCGCCCACAGGGATCGACGTGTCGATGGTAAGGATACCATCGTGCGTCGGTGTGAGGGCGCCCGTAAGCGTGAGCGTACGGTTCAACTTCGCGTTTGTTCGGCTGACGCCGCTCAGAACAGCAGTCGGCTTGGCCGGCGCACGGAGAAGCCGCACGTAGTCTTTTGAAGACAACGTGTGGGCAGGCCCCGTGTAGCCAACCGAGTCCTTCTGGAACGAATCGGCGGTGAAAGCTTTGGCATTGATGGTTAGGGTCATTGAGACTCTTTCAGGTAAATTGACGAGATCCAGTGAGAGAAGACTCCCACTGGTGATATGCCTTCCTATCATGAAAGGCACTATTGTTAGGCCTAAAACCAATGAGGTTACTTAGCTTAACAAAGCGACCCGCAACTAACGCTGTTGCATCCGCGACCCTCTTGAAGCTATCGAACTTAAAGTTCGACTGCATCTCGAAGGACACGGGCAACAACGGGCTGCGCGTTGTCGTAACACGAATTATCCCCGCTGTCCCAGACATCGGCGAGGTAATTGTGTAAGTTGCAGGTGCAGACGCGATGTCACTCGTGATGCGATAAGCATTCGCCGTGACTCTCGTCGTTACTAAGCAGCTTCCGAGCGCATTCCACCCAAAGACCGGCAGTGACGCCTGAACATAACTGCTCAGGTTCACAAACCAATCGGCGACGAAGGAGTACGAGGTAAGCTCTAATGGTAACATTAGAAGCCCCTTCATAGAGAAGCCGAGGTTGTTAGCGAAGCTAACATGACCCTCGTCTAAGGACATACCGCGAACAGTGAGTGAGTCATCAATCTGGTTAGACCAGCTGACATTCCCCACACCATCGTTGGTTACTCCACTAACTAAAGAGTGAACAGTAAGTTGCTCTTTAGCTCTAGATGTAACTTCCTTCTTGCCGCCTGTCTTATCTAGGCTAGATAGTATGTTCTTGATATCTCTCATCAATGGCGAAATGCCATAACGATACATGAGATAGCCGTCAGAGACCTCTTTCATGAGGCGCCTGCCGGTCACACCGTTTTCGGCGCTTTGAAGTAATCTCTTGGAGAGATCCTTTAAGCGACCTAGGGGTGCATTTAACATTTCTATCACTTGTCTATATTCGGCAGCGCTTTCCCAGAGGTCTGAGTCGGCGGTACCGCGTTTAGCCAAAGTTTCCGTAGATATCAGCCTTTGGACGCGAGTCACCTCTGCGTCCGACAAGGCCGTACTGATAATAGGTAGACGATTCCCGTGGGAATCAGGGCCACTAATGGGGATAATCCCCATTATGCCGCTTTGATTGTCGTTCCACTGAGCATGAAGCCCAGGGGTATTACAAGCCATAGCGACAGCCGTCGTTTGTCTACCAGAACCAGTCGAACTAACCGTTACTTCTTCTTTCCACATGTTGTTGAAGAATTTCTCTCCAGCAGCACGTCGACTCTTGAAGCGCGGTACAACGAAATCCGTCATGCTACGCGAAGAACCATTAAGGAGACCAGGCATTGGGCCCGTTACAGTCCACACCCCATTCCAGGGGCAGGATGCATACGTGCGTGTCTGGTTCTTAATGTCCTTAACAATAGCATAATCAACCCGTACCCTTGCGAAAGGGGTTGGGTCGTACGCCCTCTTGGGCAACGGAATCTCGCGGTTCGATACCATGGGTTTACTCCTGTGGGTGGCGGTTAGAGCACTGATGACGAATCAGTGTTAACCGCAGATGGGTCCTTCCTCCGTGTCCACGGCCCTTAGGAACTCGGTCACTTGCCCACCACTCTGTTTCCAGAGGGCGGACAGTGATACCGGAGTTCCATAGGCTTTCCTTTCGGAAATTACCAGTGAAAGACCACGGTTCAGGTTACAAGCAATGAAGCAAGCCCTATAAGGGTTCACTCCATCGCTCGTCTCGTCAAAGCTGTACCAAGCGATAAGGTCATTGATTACAGTCAACTCCGCGGGTGTTAACCCAACGTCGCGACCGTAACCCATGCCAAGGCTTAGTGCATGCTCAACCTGTATCTGAAGATCGATACTAAGCTCAAGCACAACCGCCAATTTCTTGGCGACGAGTCGAGCCGTACGATCACTCATGTAGTGCCCCTCCTTACGGAGAAGCGTCATGTGAGCAGAAGACGTGCTGTAGTATTTCATAGGTTTTCCTAAGGTTGTGGTTACGGAGGGG